ACGATGTTCTCCACGAATTTCGGGCCGTAAGATTCGATGCGCTCCCACTTCTTTGTGCTGCCGACGCCCTCATAGGTGACGGATTCACCACCGAACTTATTTGTCCCCATCTTCGGCTTCACATAGCAGAGCTGGCGGCCGGAAGGCAGAATGATGAACAGCATCCCACTGCGGTAGCGGAACCGGATACCGTGCGTTTCCGTGTCCAGCCGCTGGCGGACGGTGGTTTTTACGGCATTGTCCACATCCCACCAAAGCTGTACGATGTTCGGATTGGAGGTGCGCCACGCATCCACAAGGGGCTGGAGTTCCTCCTCGGCAAGACCCATCTCCAAAGCGCCCATCGACTTGAGGGCGCCTACCGATCCGCCGTATCCCAGGGCCAGTTCGGCGATTTTGCCTTTCTGTCTCAGATGGGAGTTCTGCCCATGCTTTTCCACCGGCACATGGAACATGGCGGAGGCACTGGCGCAGTAGATGTCGCCGTTCTCCGCAAAGACCTTCAGCCGCCAGGACTCGCTGGCCAAAAACGAAAGCACACGGGCTTCGATGGCAGAGAAGTCGGAAACGATGAATTTGTACCCGTCCCTCGGCACAAATGCCGTACGGATGAGTTCCGACAGGACTTCCGGCACGGAGTCATACAGTGCTGAGAGCAGGGCGTAATCGCCGGCACGGACAAGTCTTCTCGCGTCTTCCAGATGTGTCATGTGGTTCTGCGGGAGGTTCTGCAATTGGATCAGCCTGCCCGCCCAGCGGCCGCTGCGGTTAGCTCCGTAAAACTGGAACATCCCTCTTGCCCTGCCATCCGCGCATACAGCGTTCTGCATGGCCTGGTACTTCTTCACAGAGGACTTGGCAAGCTGCCGGCGCAGTTCCAGCACCTCGGCAAGCTCCGGCGGCGCGGTTTTCAGTAGCTCCTTCACGGCTTTCTTGTCCAGGGAGTCCACCTCAAGGCCGTGTTTTGTGAGCCACTCCTTCATCTGCTGGACGGAGTTCGGGTTTTCCAGGGCGGTAAGCTGCCGCATCTTTGCGGAGAGTTCTTCTC